AATAATGCTTGCTTTAATCTTCCCATGTCTCGCTTACCTTTCCTGAAATAGCATCCAAAAATCCATCATCTTCTTTTTCAAGGTCGATGTTTTCACCTTTTCTATCTCTCCATTCAGCAGGCTTTCTATTTTTAAGCCAAAATATCTGTGCTGTAGTATCAGGTGCAACTTCTTTTGTCACTTCTTTTGTCACAATAAATTCGAATTCCTTAGTCTGTTGATTGAATCGTTGTTCTCTTGTTGTTTCTTTGTATTTATATCCTAAAGCCCTTTTTAATAGTGCGTTTTCAACCTGAATATCAACAACTTCTTTCCCTTTTTTTAAGGACTGGCAAATCGGGCTGTGTTGCTCTTTCCATCTGTACAATGTTTTGGGTGCAATCCCCATATTATGAGCAATTTGTTCATCTGTTAGTCCATCCCTTGCCCATGCTTCCAGTTTAAGTAAACCTTCACCGGTTAGCCATTCTTCATATTTACCTTTTGCCATGAAGATTCACCTGCCTTTTTCTCAAAATAAAAAAGTACTAGAGATTTTCCCCAGTACTCGCATGATACCATTATACACACATATATAGTGCCAAACAATAGCAAAGTGTGTCATTTTGTGACAAAGTATGCCAAGTTTTTAAAAAAATTTTTGAAAACTACTTAATGCAGCTAAGTGCACCCTGTGAACGCTTCTAATTGACATATTCATTTCATCACCTATCTGTTCCCATGTGTAAAAATTAATATACTTCAATCTAAGCAACAATTTTTCATTTGCAGACTGAATCCTATCAATCTTTTCTCTAATTTCTTCTTTTAGTTCAATAAACTCATTAACACGCTTTTGAATCTTTACTTCTAAGCTGGCAATTTTACAAAGAATATTGGTGAATCCTGCATCACCTGCATTATTTTTACCCGGTCCTTTGGAATAATCTATTCCTGAAATGCTTGTTGACAATTCTTTTAACTGATTGAGTTCTTCGCAATTGCTTTTTATCAGTTTGTCTAACATATAAGCTTGTTTCAAATACTGTTTTGCATTCATACCTTCTCCTTTTAAATCTGTTTCTTCTCAACACTTTTCTCCAACTCGCTTATAGTGATTTTAATTCTTGGCATATCGCTATACTCTTTTGTTATACTGGCTTTTATCACCTGCGCATCGTCTTTATATGCTGTCTTGTTTAGGCTATCCAGCACTATTTTAAGTACATTATCAATATCCGGCTTTTTATCAGGCTTTATCTCGCCCATAAGCATTGATTCTTTTTTCTTTTTACTCGTCGATTTTGGTATTTTAAAATATGCTTTTATATCTATTTTCAAATATCCCTCGTAAAATCTGCCCCCATATGCTGCTTTTATCTTATTTTCGTAATCAACAGTTTTTTGCGGTGTGTAGGCTCCCCATCTCGTAACTCTTGGGCGAGCTTTTCCAATAGGCTCGCCCAAAACTTCAAACTGATACATGCTTAGCTCCTAAAATGGTAAATCCGTTACTTCTTCAAGATTGGCAAAAGGATTGTCGCCGACTTCTTCCCTATTCTCTTTTTTGTCGAGTAACTTAATCCTGTCGGCTACTACATCCGTAGTGTACACTGTTACCCCGTCTTTGTTTTGGTAACTTCCCGTCTGCAATCTTCCTTGTACTGCAATTTGCGACCCTTTATGTGTGTACCGCTCTATAATTTCTGCCGTCTTTCCGAATGCAATTACATTTGGAAAATCCGCTTGTTTATCCTTGCTTTGTCTATCCACAGCAAGGCTGAACCTTGCCACCGCCATATTGGTTTGAGCGGAATACCTAACATCTGCCTCCCTTGTCATTCTTCCGATTAAAATTACACTATTCATTTCTTTTCTCCTTAAATTTTATTGTAGCTTTAATTGTTCTTTTTCTAATATTGCTTCGCGAAGCATTTTGGCTGTTTGCGGTAATTTGTTGAGTTCTGTTTGCATGTTCTTTTTTGTCCGATATGAACGCATAAAATTTGATGCAATCACTTGCTCCGTACCTACATCCGACATTGCCCAATCCCTTATTTGTGTAGGGGTTACCATTTTACGGATAACATCAGGTAATTTTTTATGTTCTTCTTCCGCATGATAACCGCCTTTAGATATGGCTTTTTTCAAATATCCCCACGCTTCAACTTCTGACATTTCTTCTTTTGAAAATATCATGTACATTTTTTCTTTAATTTGTCCGGGACTTGGCGCGAATCCTTTCGTGTCTGTACTGATGTATGCGTGCAATGCTTCCAGTACCACATTTGCAGTATCATCTGCGAATAATGCCGTCCATAAATCTATCGCTCGCGATATTGTTTGTTTTGGCACATCCTTTTGAAATGCTGGATAGATTGCCTTTATCACATTGAACATCTCTTTTACTTCTTCCCGCGTCATTTTCCCCTCCTACAAATCATCAAATTCACCTGTTTCCTTTTTCGCCGGCTTTTGATTGCCACTACGTTCTATTTTTCCACCAATTTCCCAATTTTTCAATACGCCCTTAACATATCCTAAATTTTTTTTAGCATTGTCCGCCGATTGTTTTATAGCCTCGCATACCCATTCATCACTGTATTGGTTGCATAATTGAATAAGTGATTGTGCTATGTATGGTGTGATTTCAAATCCGCAATACTCTGCTAATTCGACTGCGTTATTAAGATCCGGTATCCTGTTACTGTCATGTACCTTGTTAAGCTCAGACACTTCTTTAAGTTCAGATACTTTCTTCGGTGCAGACGATAACAACAAATTGCTTTTTGTTTTATTTTCTTTCCTTCTCTTCTGTTTACTTTCTTTTTCTTTTGTAGTCATTTCTGTAGCAGAAATGAGGGTTTCTGTAACAGGAATAGGGGTTTCTGTAACAGAAACTTGATTAAAGGGTACACTTAATAAAGCTCGCGTGTCTTTTTCCTGTTTTTCGAAAATCTTTTCTTCAAGATTTTCGTCGAGCAACCAGTATTTTTCTTTATGGATTTTATTTCTAACAGTTACGTTAGCATACCGTCGCTGAAGTCCAGCAGAGGTGATAATACCTTGTCGCAGGAGGGCATCATGAAGGAGTCCTATATCCGCACAAGAGCAAATCACTTGCAACACAAAATCTTTTTTCACCCATTTGTTTCCTATTACACGAACCACATTCGTCGCTAGCTTGTTCGAGTCGATTTCTAAATAGTAACCGTCACGATATATCATACAGAGAATGACGTCGTAAATAGTCTGCCCTATGGGACCATATTTATCGAGGAGCTCTATTATTTTAAAGTCCTCGTAATAACTGGTGTCCTTTGGAAAATAGTCGAGCCCTTTTTTAGGGGGTCTTCCCATAATTCTATCCTCCAGTCGTTGCTCCATACTTGTTTACAGAGGGTATCGCAGCATCCCTCTATGGTGAAGAGCATGATAATGATAATACTGAGGCTATCCTCACGTCAATATTGGTAATGCATAGCAACTACATCAGACGCGTATCTCATGTAGAACCAGGCATGCCAGCCAAGGTTTACTTCAATGATTTGAAAGATAAGTTTAGTAAAGAAGTCAATGAGATAGTAGACCAACTCAATAACCTTGCATAATGTTACAGGCTATAGCTAAGTGGCTACTTTATAGTTTTATGGGGTGGAAGAAAGATGTTAGGTACACTTTACCTAACAAAGCTATTATTTGTCTTGCACCCCATACGAGTAATTATGATTTCCTTATAGGACAACTTTACGCAAGGGCCGAACAACAGAAAAGCAACTTCCTAATGAAGAAGGAATGGTTCTTTTGGCCGTTGGGTCCTATCTTCCGTAGGCTTGGTGGAATTGCTGTATGGCGAGACAAGCATACGAGTATGACCGACAGACTGGCCGAACATGCTATGACGGCTGATAGTTTTCAACTATGTATTACGCCCGAGGGTACCAGAAGTCTGAACCCAGAATGGAAGAAAGGCTTTTATTATATAGCCTTAAAAGCGCAGTTGCCCATCCACCTTTATGGCTTAGATTACGAAAAGAAGCTAATTCAATGTTCGAAAGTAATCATACCATCAGGCAACATTGAGGAGGATATGAAGGAAATCAAATTGTATTTCAAAGACTTTAAGGGTAAACATCCAGAACTGTTTA